CACAGGGTATACCCAGTCGCTCAGCTCGCACATCTTAATGCGCTTTGCCACAGCAACATAGGTATCAAAAAAGCCCCCCTCATGCCCCCAACGATCTAGCTTTCGGTTCCGGCGAAGACGGAAAGAGCCAATTAAATGGCCATCTCCGTACCCGTCAGGACCGTATATTCGATCGTGGGAAGGAATATTCTGTGCGACGACTTCTGCGAGAGCAGGTTCGCCGTGTCGAATAAACCAATTATGCATGTTGAAGAGTACTCTCGTACATATCTGATCCTTTAGATAGAACGGGCGTATATCAAAACCATCTAGATAGTCAGCACCACAGCTCTCACGAAAGGGACCACTTGAATATGATTTCGAAGTATTAACTACGAAACCACATGTGGTGATAACCCTATTCAAAAGTTCCATGGCTTCTACGGGTACTATAACATCGTCCCCATAGACGCTAACATTTCTAGTATCTAGTCCTAAATGGACGCACGTACTGTGAGCTAACGCAAAGAATATAAGCGACTCAAGTTCAAAAGTATAAGAATTACCCATACTTGAGAATTTTTGAAGCTTAATAAGTTTCTCTTTGTAAACCACAGTGCCTGTACGAAATCGGTCTAGAAAATCAAACCAATCAGGTGACAGGAGGTGCATGACCAAACCATAAGCAATTGTATCACTTGCAGAAGACATATCGACAGTAGCTAAGCTACCATCGACGCTTCCTTTGCAAGCTAACTTTTGATTTCGAGTTTGATCAGTTAGATCAACTCCAGCTCGTTGTAATCTCTTACGGATGTACTTACCGATCCCTTGTTGGCCAAAGCCATTAAGAGTAGGTTCGACACCAATAGAGCGCAACGTTTTGGAGCTTTTGGGCACGAATTGAAGTTTTCCATGAGACACTTTAATACCAACATTCCCGTTAGGGTCTGCATGGTAACGTGTCCAACCTGGGAATTCTGCTAAAAATTCTTTGGCATGGGAAACAAATTCGGGACTACACGTCAGATGAGCTTCAAGTTTAATCCTAGGATTAGACCGCGCTCGTTTTACGCTTGTTGTAGCGCCTGGACCAAATGAGAAATCAAGCTCTGAGTAATCAGGGACGTC